GGCCGCTCTCCGCTGTTGCACCGCACGCTCCGACATAGGTGTGCCACGTGGACGATCAAAGGGCCAGCCGCGGCGTCGGTCCCGGCGCGGTGGGCGGCGGGGGCCGTCGAAGTGCGCCGCCTGAGCCCCCTCGCCCCGCCGGCCGCAGGCAGGGCAGCGCGGTTCCCCACCGGGGCGGCGCTTTTGGCGAAGGGGGTGCAAACGCTCCGGCGCCGGGGCTTCTGCCGATGCCGCGCGCCGCTCCACCCAGCCCCGCGGAACGGCGCACCCCTCGTCTCTAGAGACCCCAAGGCCAAGCTCCAATATCGAACGAAGCGCCATCTGCGCGCCGCGCCCAGCCCCGACGCCCCGCCCGGCGGCACGCCGGGCAGCGCCGTCCCGCCCCCCCGGGGCGGCGCTTTGGCGAAGGCGGTGCTTCCGCCGCAAGGTGGATGCTTTTGGCGCCCTCGCGCCCCGCCCGACCCGCCCCGGCGGGACGGCGCTGCCCTCATCGTAGAGCTCATGCGACGGCGGAAGCCCGGACCGTTCTCACCGCTGCCGTCTTGCCGTAGGATCGCGCCATGGACCCCGATGACGCCCGTGAGCGCCTGCGCGCCCGCAGCGCCGCACTGGTCGCCGAGACCAACGGCGGCCGCGGCGCCACCGCGACCGTCGCGCTGGATCAGCAGGCGGTGGGTCGGCTCAGCCGCATGGATGCGCTGCAGCAGCAGGCCATGGCCCAGGCGGCGCAGCGCAACCGTGCGGCCGAACTCGGCCGGATCGACGCCGCCCTCGCCCGGATCGCGGCGAACGCGTTCGGCTATTGCGTCGATTGCGGGGACGAAATCGCAGCGGCGCGGCTCGACCGGGATCCGTCGGCACCGAAGTGCCTGTCCTGCGCCCGCGGCTGAGCGAGCCCCTCCAGCACCGCGACCAGGCAGCGGCGGTAATCGGGATCGCCGAGCGGCGGCTCGGGCCGGTGAGGCCGCCTGAGTGCCGCCGTCATCAGCGTGCCGTCGCCCCAGTGGGGATGCGCCCGCCCGCGGGCGCAGCGCCACTCCGCGGCGCGGCGGGCCTCGGCCAGCATCCGCCGAAGCAGCCAGGCCCGCCGCGCGGGCCGCACCGCCAGCAGCGCCCTGGCCGCCGCCACCGCGTCGCCGATGCCAGGCGCCAACGCCCCCTGCATGTCAGACCGTCACGGTTGTCGCGGCGAAGGGACCGGGCCCGAACCGGTCGGACACCTGGGCGACCTCGACGGTGAACGGCGCCTGGGCACCGTCTGCGACGCGGTCGGCGGCCGTATAGGTCCACTGCGGCACCGCCACCGTCGCGGTCCGCAAAACCTGACCGCCGGTGCGCACCCGCACCTCGTACTGCTCCTCCGCCTCGCCCAGGGGCACCTCGACGCTCTGCCAGGTATCGCCGTCGATCCGGGTGCGGCGGATCCACGTCAGCTCCAGATCGCCCCCCGGTGCGGGCATGGCCCGCAGATGCGCGGGGCTGTAGGGGCGCAGCCCCACCCCGTCGAACGCACGGGCGGTCTGCACATAGACCGGATCGTCCACCGGGCGGCCGGCAGGACCGGCGCGATAGTAGCGGGCGAGCCCCCTCTGCCCCGCCGCCAGGTCGATCTGCACCACGCGAGGGTCGAGCAGCACCACACGGCTGCCCGGCGGCCAGGCCGAAGGCATCAGCGCGTCGGTCCCCGCTTGCCCACGCAGCCGCAGGCTCAGGTCGTAGGTGTCGGGCAGCACCAGCGTCGCGGTGAGGAACTGGAACACCTCCCACACGTCGTCGGTGCCTTGCCCGATGGCCATCGCGTTGGCCCCGGCAAAGAGCTGCTCGGGCCCGACAGACGCCAGCGTCCCGCTGATCAACCGCACCCTCAGCGCCGGTCCCCGGTCGAAGAGCCCCGGCCGCGCCGCCGCCAGCACCGTCTCGGTCACGCCGATGGTCGCGGGCGCCCCCACGAGGGTGTTGAGCTGATAGCCCGCGTCGAGCGGCGCATCGTAGAGCGCGACGGACCCAGGCCAGGGCCGCGCGCTCACCGCCAGGCGGGGCGCATGGGGCACCTCGTCGCCGGTCAGGAGCGGCAGGTCCAGGAACACCGGCAAGACCGGCACCGGGGCGACGAAGCGGCGCAGGCGCACCGCCGCCTCCACCGTGTCCGAGGGGGTGTAGAGCTCGCGCTCGATCCGGGTGGCCTCGATCACCTGGTGGTCCGAGGCGGCGACGTGGTCGATGCGGTAGAGCCCACCGGCGACCTCGACCGCGTCGCCCGCCCCCCAGGCCATCGCCGAGGGCGGCAGGGCAAAGCTGACGCGGTCCCGCGCCACTCGCGCCTCGGCCAGCCACCGTTCGGTGATCGCGGCGCCCTCGGTCGGGGTCAGCACCAGGGGCAGGTCGGACTGGGCGGCGGCAAAGCTGCGCTCGTCGGGGAACACCGCCTCGGCCACCCGGGTCTCGAAGTCGCCGTCGGCGGCGGTGTAGGTCAGCCGGAGCCGCCCCACCCGTTCAGCCTCGGGACTGCGCAGGGTGCGCAGATCGCCGTCCAGTTCGCCGCTCACGGCCAGACGCGCGGGATCGACCGTGCCCGCCCGGCGCCCGTCGCGGGTGGCGAAGATCAGCCGCCCTGCCCGCTCCACCACGTCGAAGCCGTAGGCCAGCATCAGCGGTTGCAGCGCCGACCGCGCATCGCCGCCGGTGCCAACCACATAGCCCCGCACCACGTCGTAGAGTCGGTCGGCATCCACCTCCTCGACGATCGCCGAGCGCCCGCAGATCTCGCGCACCACCGAGGCCAGGGCGCGGGCGGTGATCCGCCCGGTGATCCAGTGCCCGCGGGCATAGTTGTCGTGGTCGTCCCAGAGATCGGTGCGCCCGGGAAAGAAGGGATAGGGCCGCGCGTCCCAGGCCCAAACATGGATCCGCCCCGGGTCCACCATCGGGCCGGAATAGACCTCGGACACGGGATTGTTGGCCGGATCGCCCCAGTGGTCGAACACCGCCCGCAGGAACTGCATCTGCATCAGGTCGTCGCGGCGCCCCGAGGAGTAGCGCGGCACCCCGGACTCCGAGGATTTCGGATCGAGAAAGCGGTTGGGCTGATTGGCACCCTTGTCGATGGCGGCGCAGCCGATCTCGGTGAACCGGATGGGCTTGGACATGGGCACCCAGTCGGTGGGGGTGTCCGAGCGCACGCCGCCGGGGCGGTCGTGGTGGGGATTGGACCACCACGACACCAGGTCCTTGTAGCGGAACACCCAGGGCTCGCCATAGGCGCCGTCGGTGATCGGCGTCCGCCGCTGCACCGCCTCGGCCTCGGGCGCGTGATAGTACCAGTCGAACCCCTCGCCGCCGGCGATGTTGGCCTTGAGATAGTCGAGGTTGTAGATCGCGCCGTAGTCCGCATCGGCGTGGTCGAACCCGTCGCGCCAGTCGGCCATGGGCATGTAGTTGTCGATGCCGATGAAATCGACGTTCGGATCGGCCCAGAGCGGATCGAGGTGGAACAGCACGTCGCCCGAGCCGTCCTGGGGGTGATAGCCGAAATACTCCGACCAGTCGGCGGCATAGCCGATCTGGACCGTGGGCCCGAGGATTTGCCGGACGTCGGCGGCCAACTGCCGAAACGCCGCCACCGCCGGGAAGCTGCCATTGGCCCCCCGGATCTGGGTCAGGCCGCGCATCTCGCTGCCGATGCAGAACGCCTCCACCCCCCCGGCCTGGGCGCAGAGATGGGCATAGTGGAGGATGAACCGGCGATACCCTCCATCGGCGGGCCCGGTATAGCTCACTCCCTGCTCGCCGGTGTCGAAGTCGCCAGGCCCCGCCTGACCGAAGAACGCGGCGACCTCGGCCTCGGCGGCGGCGGTCCGGTCGGTGGTGCCGTCGACGCCGGGGGCCAGCGCGGTGGTGATCCGCCCGCGCCAGGGCAGCTTGGGCTGCCCCTCCGCCCCGGTATAGGGGTCGATGAGGGTGTTGTCCTCGGCCTGGGTCATCAGGAGGAACGGATAGAACGTCACCGCCTGTCCCGCGGCGGCCATCGCCTGGATCGCCTCGCGGACCGAGCGGTCGGCGGGCGTGCCGCCGTAGATCGGCCGCCCGTTCGGCGCCGACAGGGCCGCCGCCCCGGCCCGGTCGATGCCGCTGACGGTCCAGGGCATCCCCACCCCGTCGTCGGTTTTCTGTTCCACCATCGGCTGCACGCGGCACGCCCCGGCGCGCAGATCGTCGCCGAACCACGCCACGATCAGCGACACCGCCTCGCAGTTCGGCGCCTCCTCGGTCAGCGCCTCCAGCGACACGGCAAAGTCCGTCTTGCCCAACGGCGTGTTCACGTTTGCCGAGGTGGCGACGCCCGGCTCCTTCTCGAAATGCACGGGCGTGGTGGCCAGGGCGTATTCGCCGGTGCCCGGCATCATCGCCACCGCCCGCACCCCACGGGCCAGGTCCACCGCGCCGCTGCCCTCCAGGTCCGCGGGTTCGGGCCGCGTCACCTCGAACGAGAACTGCGGCACGCGGTTGCCGAAGCGGCCCAGGTCCAGATCCTCGATCACCACATAAGCCAACCCTCGGAACGCGGGCACGGCGCCCGCCCCCTCTACCGCTTCGATCTTGGGATCGGGGAGCTGGTCCTCGGTGCCGGGATAGAGCCGCAGGTCGAGCGAATCCCGCGCGATCTCGTCGCCGTCCGCCCAGACGCGGCCGATCCGGCCCACGACCCCCTCGCAGAGGCCCACGGCGAGGCTCACCGAATAGCTGTATTCGGTGACGGTCGGCTGCTTCGGCGCGCCCTTGCCGCCGCCGCCGCCGGTGGTGGTCGCCGTCTCCAGGAAGTCGGAGGCCCAGATCACCTGTCCGCCGACGCGGACGCGCCCGTGGACGTGGGCGACCGGGCTCCCCTCGCCCGCGCCGGTGAGGCGAAAGCGGTCGACGCGCCCGGTCTCGACCGCCTGGCTGCCCTGGCCCAACAGGCTCTGGTCGATGACCCGGCCCAGGGTGGCGCCGACCGCGCGCCCGATCACCACCGAGCTCAGCCCCAGGACGCTGCCGCCCAGCGACGCGCCGATCGCCGAGCCGACCGCGGAGAGAACAATCGTCGCCATCAGATACCCCTGTCCGGAAACGCAAACCGCGCCACGATCCGCCGCCGCCAGGGCGCGCTCAGCGCGTTCTCGACGACCCCATGGCCGCTATAGGCATGCACGAAACGAGGGCTGTCGCCCGCCTCCGTCACGATGCCCAGATGCTTGGCCACCCCGCCGTCCCGCATCCGAAAGAGCAGGACGTCGCCCGGCTCCAGCGCGTCGCAGCGCCGCTCGATCAGGTGCGCGGCGGCGGCCTGCCAGAGCCGCTCTTGCCGCTGGGGCTCGGACCAGTCGGGGGTGTAGGGCGGCACGTCCGCAGGCTCGTGGCCGTAGAGCGCGCGCCACACCCCGCGGATGAGGCCCAGGCAGTCGGTGCCGGCGCCTCTGGCCGCGGCTTGGTGGCGATAGGGCGTGCCGATCCAGCGCCGGGCCTCCCGCGCCGCCGCCGCGCCGCTCATGCGCCGCCTCCGTCGCCAAAGTCCTCGCCAGAGCCGCCGCCGCCGCCCGGACCGCCCGGATCGTCGACCGTCAGGGCCGCGCCGCCCACCTCGGGCATCAGGCTGCCGCCGGTATGGGCGCCCCCCGCCTTGGGATAGGCCATCAGCCAATCCTCGCTCGGCAGATAGGGAAAGCCGCGAAAGTTCACCACGTTGTCGAACTTCAGCCGGCAGGTCTGGAGCCGCTTGTCGCAGCCCGCCTCCAACCGGATCGTGTCGCCCGGCGCGATCCCGCCCCTGAGCGCCTCCCAGACCTCGACCACCCGCCCATTGGGGAGCTGGCGGTCGTTCTTGATCACCGCCACGGCCCCCTCCGACGCGCCCGACAGGACCCGCAACGTGCCGCGCTCGAACCAGCGGTCGTCGAACCCGTCGAGCGCGGCGAAGTCAAAGAACTTGGCCTCCCGCACCGCCTCCACCGACCGCTCGGTGGCGTAGCCGGGCGAGGACAGATCGGCGCGGCATTGGGCATCCCCCAGAACGGCGGTGCAAGGCCCCTGATAGACCCGCCCCTGTGGCTGGTTCAGCGCCTCGGTCAGACCCCGCAACTCGGCCGTGAAGGCACCGCCGGACCGCGCGATTTCGCCCATGGTGCCCCGGAACTGCATCAGCCGCTGGTCCGGCGCCGCCCAGTTGACCAGCCACGCCGACACGACTGCACCGTCGAACCGCCCCGCCAGGATGTCCTCCTCGCGCACCGCGGCGTCGCTCAGGGCGCCCACCGCCTCGGAGTTGTCGACCGACAGGCCGCTCGTCTGCTCCAGCGCCCGCGCCTGCAACCCCTCGCTGGGCGAAAACGTCATGCCGTCGAACCCCACCGGCCCGTCGTGGTCGGTAAAGCCCAGCGTCACGCCGTCGCGCCGCACCACCTGCCAACAGCGGCAGAGCGTGGTGATCCCCCCGGCCAGATGATCCGCCAGCCCCGGCGACAGCGCGATCATATCCGCACCTCGACCACCGGCACGGTCGGCACGTCGCCCGCGCGAAAGCTCGCCACCGAGGTCTGGATGCGGTCGGTGTCGAAGCGGACGGGCACGTCGAACTCGTAGCCCGCCGTGACCTCGGTTCCCGCCGGCGGCACCGCCTCCAGCGTCACGATGCCCGTGGCGGTGTCGACCTCGAAATGCACCCCCTCGCGCAGACGGTCGCCTTCGATCCCCAGGCCGACGGTGCCGGACACAGGCTTGAGGATCGGCCGCTCGTAGCTCTGCGAGCCCGACGTGTAACGCTTGATCAGTTGGAACGTCCGCCGCACCCCGTCGCCCAGCGCGATGACCTGGTCCTCGTAGGTCACGTCGCGTGACGGCAGGGCCGATTTGTAGTCCGCCCAGTCCTTCCACCGGAAACCGTAGAGCTGCCCCCGCCGCGCCTCGAAGAACGAGATCAACAGCTCGACATCGTCGAGCGAGCGCAGCCCCAGTCCCGCGTCATAGCGGCGCCGCGAATGCGCCCAGGGCGTGTTGCGCTCTTCGAACCCGTTGGCGAGCGTCACCACCTCGGTGCGCCGCTCTGGGCCCCCGACCGAGCCAAAGCTCAGATTGGCGGGAAAGCGGACCTCGTGAAATGCCATGGCGGTTCTCTCCCCTCAGCGGTTGCGCTGACCGCGCGCCAGGGCGCGGTTCATCTGCGCCGCGATCTGGCTCTGGCTGCGGCGGAACCCTTCGACGTCGGGTGTGCTGACGTTGATCGTCACGTGGACGGCGCGCCCGCCCGATGCCTGCACCCCCAGCCGCCCGTCGGCGCCGCGGGTCAGCGGCATGATCGCCTCCGGCCCCGCCTCGCCCATGAGCCCGGTCGCCCCGCGCATGGGAAAGGTCGTGGCCTGCCGCACGATGCCGCCCGAGGCAAAGGGCACGACCCGGCCCTGGCTGAACGGCGCACCCTTTTCGAACGGCAGGAGCCCGCTCACCACGCTCTCGATCCCGCGGGCCAGGAGCCCGCCGACATGCTTGGTCACCGGGGTGATCGCGGCGGAATAGGCGGCGTTGACCATCGCCTCGGCCACACCCTTGAGCGCGTCGCTCAGCTTCATCCCGTCGAAGACCAACCCGTCGAAGGCGCGGCGCAGCCCGGTCGAGATCCCACGGCTCAGCACCCGCACGTCCCGCCCGGTGTCCGACACCGTCGCCTGCATCGACCGCAGTTCGGCGTTGAAGGCCCCGATCACCGCGCGGGCCCCCTCGGCACCGTCCTCCAGCGTCCTGACGCTCTCGCCCAGCGCCTCAGTCTCGGTCACATCCACCATCGTCCGCTCCCTTCACGTCGGGAAATTGCGCGGCCAGTTCGTCCAGCCGCGCCCGCCCCAGGGGCCGCGCCCCGCGTCCGGCCCCCAGGATCAGCATCAGTTCGGCCGGCGTCAGCGCCCAGAACGCGGACGGTGACAGGCCCCGCGCCGTGATCGCGGCCCGCATCAGCGCCGGCCAGTCGATGGCGCTCACAGCTCGGCAAAGGCCCGCGCGAGGAGCGCGCCGGCCGCCCGGGCCGCGGCCACCGGCCCGCCCTCGATCTCGGCCGCCACCAGGTCCTCGGCGCGGCCCTGCCAGCCCCCGCCCCGGAGCCCCGCGACGATCAGCGCGAGCACATCTCGGGTGGAAAAGCGGCCAGACTCGAACCGCTCGACCAGGGCCACGAGCGTGTTCTCGCCCAGCGCCTCCTCCAACTCGGCCAGCGCGCCGAGGGTCAGCTTGGCCACCCGCCGCTCGCCGTCGATCGTCAGAGCCACCTCTCCGGCCCGCGGATTGGCCATCAGAGCGCCGTAAAGCTCAGCGGCCCCGCCGACGACAACGCCATCTCATAGGTCGCCTCGCCGTCGTGGCTGCCCGCATACTCGATCGCAGTGATCTGGAACCGGCCCTGCACGGTGCCGAAATCGGGGATGATCACCTGGAACTCCGGCACCTCCCCGTCAAAGAAGATCTGCCGCGCGCGTTCGTCGGTGCCTGCGTCCTTGAAGATGCCCGAGCCCGAGATCGCCGCGCTCTTGACCCCCGCGCCTGCCAGCAACTCGCGCCAACCGCCCTGGCTCTCCAGGCTGGTGACATCGACGCTCTCGGCGTTGAAGCTGACGCGCGTGGCGCGCAGCCCCGCGATGGTCTCGAACTGGCCCGCCCCGGTCAGGTCGAGCTTGATGAGGAGGTCCTTGCCGTTCTGAGCCGCCATGTCGGTGCTCCCTTGTCAATCGTTTCAGTCGTCTTCGGTGCGCAGGCGGAACTTGAGCGCGATACGCCGGCGGTCCTCGCCGCTCAGCCGCCGGGCCTGGGCGCGCAGAAACCACACGCCCGCGATCCGGCCCCGCGCCAGCGGCGGGGGTGGCGGGGCGAGCAGCGTATCGGACACCGCCGCCGCCGCCGCCTTGGCCGCGGCAAAGCCCGGCGCGGCGCTGATCACCGATACTGTGACCTCGTGCAGCGCCCCCGCCCCGGTCTTGTCCGAGCGGTCGCGCACGTCCTCCTCGCCCAAGAGCACGTAGAGGTCGGGGACCGCGCCCGGCGGCACCGCATCGTAGATGTTCCCGCCCACCAGCGCGCCGAGTGCCGCATCGCCGGTCAGCCGCTGAAACAGGGCCGTCTGCAGGGCCGCCGCCGTGCCATAGCTCATGTCGCGACCTCCTCTTCGGCCCAGATGCGCAGGTAGCGCGCGCCGGGATCGGCCTCGTGGACCGCGCGGATCGCGTATGCTCGCGCGCCGTCGCGAAATCTCTGCCCGGCCATCGGACGGGACGGGGCGCCTAGGGGTGCGGCCCGCACCGTGATCCGAAGGCGCAGCCGTCCAAGCTCCGCGCCCGCCTCGGCCGCCGACCCGCCCGATGCGGGCTTAACCTCGGCCCAGAGCGTGCCCAGCGCGGCCCATGTCTCGGCATAGCCGCCGGCGCCGTCCGGCACCCTTTGCGGTGCCTCCAGCACCAGCGGACGGGTCAGCCGCGGCGCGGTCACAGCGCGCCTCCGCCCAGGATCCGCAGGTTCCGATAGCGGCCGAGCAGGCGGATCACGTCCGCCGGCATCGCCACCTGGCCCGCCTCCGCCCCGCGCTCGGCATAGAACCGCGCCGCCAGGATCATCACCGCCTGGGCCAGGTCGGACGGCACCTGGTCCCAGCTCGCGCCGAACCCCGCGTCGAAGGCGATCTCGACCCGCCCGCCCACCGGGATCACCGGCAGCCACAGACCGCTCGCCACCAGGGCCGGGCGGTGACTGTCGCGCTCCAGGCGATAGGCGGTGGGCGCCACGATCTCTTCCCCGCCGTCGCGGTCGACGACCGTGACCGAGGCGATGGCCGACACCGGTGCCCGCGGCAGCACCTGCCGCCCCAGATCGCGCCAGGCGTCCAGCGACCATAGAAAGGACCGCGACAGCACCGCCTTGGCGCATTGCCCTTCGATCCAGGTCAGCGCCGCGCGGAGACACGGCTCCAGCACCGCGTCCTGGACGTCGTCATCGGCAAAGCCGGTGCCCAGCCGCAAATGCGCGCGAAAGGCCGCGAGGGGCAGCGCCGCCGTCGGCACCGTCGTCTGCTCGACCAGAAACATTCGTATTCTCCGTCATCGTTGCCCCATCCTGCGGTTGCCCGCGGGGTGATGAACGCGCGCCCTCCGGCATTGCTCGGACGAAGGGGAGCAGCTAGACAACACCGGCCGCTTGCAGCGCGCGTCCACCGGGCCCGCAACCGGCCTCCCGACCGGCGCGGACCCATCCGCCGTCCGTCAGGACACGGCGAATTTCAGGAGCTTGATCGCGGCGAAATCGCTCACGTCGCCGCCCACGCGCTTGGTCGCGTAAAACAGAACGTGGGGCTTGGCGCTGAACGGGTCGCGCAGAATGCGCAGATCCGGGCGCTCGGCCACGGTATAGCCCGCCTGGAAGTCGCCGAAGGCCACGGCATGGGCATCGGCGGCGATGTCGGGCATGTCCTCGGCGATCAGCACCGGATAGCCCAGAAGCCGCGCGGGCTCGCCCGCCGCCAGGCCGTCCGACCACAGGAACCGCCCGTCGCCGTCCTTCATCTTGCGGATGACGCCCGCGGTCTTGGAGTTCATCACGAAGGTGCCGTTGGCGCGGTAGCGGGCGCCCAGCGCGTAGACCAGATCGACCAGCGCATCGGCCCCCGAGAACGCCCCGACGGCCCCGGTCGCGACATAGCCCAGGGCGTCCCAGGTCCACGCCGCGTCGTCGACGATGGTGTGGTCGAGGAACCCCCGCGGCTTGTCCACGCCGTCGCCATTGACAAAGGCCGCGGCCTCGGCGCGCGAGAACTTGTCGGCGATGCGGCCCGCCAGCCATCCCTCGATGTCGAAGGCGGCATCGTCGAGCAGCCGCTGCGACGCCTTGGGCAGCGCGCTCAGCTCATGCAGAGGGATGGTGATGCGGTCGATCGTGGGCGTGCCGGTCTCGGCCTGGGGGCCGGTCTCGCTGGCCCAGCCCGCGCCGACGTCGGTGTGGTCGATCAGCACGTCGAAGGACGTGGCCTCCACGTTGACGACGTTCGCGACCGAGCGGATCGACGCCGCCGAGGTCAGGACCGACCGCACCCGGTCGGCCGTCACCGGATCGACCAGATAGCCGCCGTCGCCGGCCACCGCGGTCGACAGCGCCTTCTCCTCCAGATCGAGGCCGCGCAGGCCGTCGTCGTCGCCCGACCGCAGATAGGCGGCAAAGGCTTTCTGATGCGGCGCCTCTGCCGCGGCGGCCGTGGCCAGCACCGGGCGCGCGCCGGCGATCCGTGATTTCCGATCCAGCATGGTCACTCGCTCTTCCTGTTGTTCCAATTTCGTCTCGACGTCGGTTCTGAACGCCCTCAGGTCGCTCAAGAATCCCGCCATTTCCGTCTTCAGCTCCGTCGCCGGACCCGCGGGATCGGACACACCGCCCCCGCCAGCCCGAGCCTTGGTCTCGGTCCTGCTCATCGCACCTCGCCTTGCTGTTTCCCGATCGGGGTCCGGGGGCCCTATCCGCCCGCCAGTTCGTCGCGGGCGGCCCGAAGGACCGCCGCCATGTCCGCCATCCAGGCCGCCTCGGACGGCTCCGGCGGCTCGGCCTTGGCGCTCACCCGCGCCTGGCTCAGCATCGGGAATGTCACCAGCGACACCTCCCACAGCTCGATCTCGCTCAGCCGCCGGACGGCGCCCGACTTGGCCGCACGCTTGGTGCGATACCCGATGGAGAGCCCGTCGATGGCCCCCGCCCCAAGGAGCGCCGCCGCCTCGCGGCCGCGCGCCACCTCGGTCAGGATCCGCCCCTTGACCCACAGGCCGCGGGCGTCTTCGTGCACCTCGTCCCAGACGCCGATGGGCTGGGTCGGATCGTGCTGCCACAACATCTTGACCCGGCAGCCCCGGTCCGCGAGCGCCGCCAGGGACGCCTCATAGGCCCCGGGCTCGACCACGTCGCCGCCCTGGTCGGCCTGACCGAAGAGCGAGGCATAGCCCGCCACCACGCTGCCGTCGGTGACGTTCAGCACGCCGCCCGGGGCACAGAATTTCCGTTCCAAGTCGATCACGCGTCATCCTCCTGAGGCATCTCGGGCAGACCGAGGAGCCGCCGCTTCTCCGCATCGGTCAGGAACCCGGCGGCGGCGACGCGGCGCCACTGGGCGTCGCGCTCGGCCGCCAGGGCGGGCACCTGATCGAGGTCGGGTTTCAGAACCACCGCCTCGCCGGTGAACCCGGTCAGCCAATGGGCCAGCGCCGCCGTGACCTTGGCCACCAGCGGCAGCACCGTCAGGCGATAGAACGCCCGGTGCGCCTCGGCATAGTTGGCATAGGTGGCCTCGCCCGGGATGCCGAGCAGCATCGGCGGCACGCCGAAGGCCAGCGCGACCTCCCGCGCCGCCGCCTCCTTGGTCTTTTGAAACTCCATGTCCGAGGGGCTGAACCCCATCGGCTTCCAGTCCAGACCGCCCTCCAGCAGCATCGGCCGCCCGGCGTTGCGCGCACCCTGGTGGTGGGCCTCCATCTCGGACACCAGACGGTCGTATTGCTCGGGCGAGAGCTGCCCCTCGCCGCCCTGATAGACGATCGCCCCCGAGGGCCGCGCCGCGTTGTCGAGCAACGCCTTGGACCATCGCGACGCCGCGTTGTGCACGTCCAGCGCCGTCGCCGCCGCCTGCATCGGGCTCAGCCCGTAGTGGTCGTCCTGGGGATGAAAGCTCTTGATGTGACAGATCGGCGCCGCGGCCTCTCCGGCCGGGAATCGCGCCCGGCGCCCGTCGACGGAGTATTCGTAGGCCACCGGCCAGCCATCCGTGCCGGGCACCAGGCGCATCCGGTCCGAACGCAGGATATGCAGCTCCAGTGGCAGTCCGCCGTCGCCCACCGCCTCGATATAGGCATTGCCCGACAACAAAAGCTGGCCATAGAGCGTCTCGAACAACTCCGCACGTCCCTGGGCAGGGTTGGGCCGCGCCATCAGCGACAAGAGCGGATGCACGTCGTAGCGCCGCTCGGCATCTTGCAGGACCAGGGGCAGCGCCGCGGCGGCCTCGGCGATCAGCTTGACCGCACGGAACCCCACGGGGTTGCCCTGGAACCCCGCGCGGGTCAGCGACGCGGTGTCGCGCGGGCCCCAGGCCACCCGGCCCGCGGTGCCATAGGCGATCACCGGACCCGTGGCCGACGCCTTGACCGCCGCCGGCGCCGCCGCGCCCCGCTTGAGAAAGTCGAACATGCCTGCTCCTTCGGAAAGAGCGCCGCATCCCGGCGCGTCCGTCGAGGGGCAATCTGCCACCGGAGCGTTAACAACCGCCGGCCCCACCGCGCGCTGCCCGCCCCCCGCGCCCCGCCCGGCAGGCGCCGAGCCGGAACGCCCGCGCAGAGGTCCCGTTCAAGCCAACAGTCAAGTGCTGAGAACCAAAGGCAGCGCCGCCGCGCCGGGTCGGGTCCGAGCGCTGCACGCCGACGCCGCAAATCACCAGCGCCGCGATCCCTCCACCGTTCTGGCCAACCCGCCTCGGGAGGCGGGATGGCGATGCCCGGCGATGCCGACGGAGGACAAGCGGGCTGAGGGAGCCCGGAAAATGGGGACCGGGTCGAGCGGCGATGCCCTAGTTGGACCCCTCTAGCCTCCGCGCAAAGGGCAGCGCCGCCCCCGCGCGGGGCGGGGACGGCGCTGCCCGACGGTGCCGCCAGGCACTAGCGGGGTCTGAGGAGATTGAGCGGACGGCATATCCCGAGAAGCCGAGAACCGGCCCCTTCTTTCCGCGGGAAGGGCTGCGCCGTCCCGCCGGGGCCGGGTCGAACGGCGCGGTTCGGCCCCCCAAGCATCGCCGCCGCAGCGATTGCACCGTCTTCGCCAACAGCGCCCCGGGACGGCGGGACGCTGCCGCCCGGCGACGCCGCCGGGCAGAAGCGGGGAGTTGGGCGTGTCGCGCGGTCGGCTTGCCGCTGCACCGCCAGAACGCTGTCGAGGGACTCCGACGCACGGACGAGAGGGAGCGCCCCCGTGTCTGACGCGCCGGCGCCCTACCCGAGCATTCGCACCTGCGGCGCCGCTGGCCGCTTGCGCGGCGCCAGGATCAACTCGTGCAGCGCCCAGACCAGGGCGTCCAACCGGTCAGGGCTCCCCGTCCCTTGCCAGCCCGCGGCGGTCATCTGCACCATCTGGTCCTCCAGGGCGCCCAGGTCCGCCGCCGCGTGCCGCACGCGCCCCTGTTCGTAGAGGGCCGCGACGGGCTCGGCCCGGGCATGTTTCCCCCGGGTCGCGTGGACGCTGCGATAGCTGACGGTCGGGTCGACCTGGCGGATCACCATCTCCACCAGATCGCCGCCCTGGTTCACCTCGGCGACCATCCGGTCGGCGCCGTGGCGCCGATAGGCCGCCACCGCCGCCGCGGCCCACTCGGTGGGCGACCCTGCGACGGAGCAATCCTCCAGCACCTCGGCGCGCCAGGTCTCCGGCGGCCCCGACACGTCCGCCCCCACAGCGACGATCCCGCAGAGGTCCGACCCCGCCTTGCCCGTCACCGGCGGGTCCACCGCCACCACCACACGGCCGCCCGCCACCGGCGGCACGGCCCGCGCCCTGGTCAGCAGAGCGGCGGTCCACAGCGCGCCTTCGGCCTCACCCAGCATCTCGCCCATCAGCTCCTGCCGTCCCAGCCGGGTCTGCCCATAGCGCTCGCGCACCTCTTCGAGGAATGACGCGGCCAGGTTGGCGCGGTTCGCCTCGGTCGGCGCATGGGTGGTCACCGTCGATGGCGCCGCCAAGAGCCGCCGCACCACGTCGACATTGCGCGGGGTCGTGGTGACGCAGGCGCGCGGATCGTCGCCCAGACGGAGGCAGAACTGGAGCATGTCCCACGCCTCCTGCCCCTTCTTCCACTTGGCCAGCTCGTCGACCCAGGCGGCGTCGAACTGCGGCCCCCTGAGCGCATCGGGCTCGTGCGCCGAAAAGGCCACCGCGATCGCCCCATTGGGCCAGACCAGGCGGTGCCGCCCGGCCTCCCATACCGGCCGCCGGTCGGGGGGCGAGCAGGCCAGGATGCCGCTCTCCCCCTCGATCATCACCCCACGCACCTGATCCATGGTCTCCCCCACCAGGGCCACCCGCCGCGCCCGCCCGGGATCCCCCGCGCGGTCGCCCTCGACCATCGTGCGCACCCATTCCGCGCCCGCCCGGGTCTTGCCCGCGCCGCGGCCGCCCAGGATAACCCAGGTGCGCCAATCGCCCTCCGGCGGAAGCTGATGCGGCAGCGCCCAGAAGTCGAACAGATACGGCAGGCCCAGGAGCGCCTCGTCGCTCAGCCCGTCCAGGAACTCAGTCTGCAT